ATGGACAGATCAGGATTAAGACAATTAGATTAATATGCCAATACCTCAAACGATACGTGTAAATCCGTTAGATTTACAAAAGAATATTGCTATTGGGGTATCACTACCTTTTAATGGTCCTGGTGTATTTAACAGTACTTTTACTACTAAAGACCAAATTAAATCTAATTTAGTTAATTTATTATTAACAGATATAGGTGAACGTGTAATGAATCCTACTTTTGGATGTAATTTAAGAAAATTTTTATTTGAAGGAATTACTGAAAGTAATATAGATAATTTAAAAGAAAATTTATATAATAGTATAACAATGTTTATTCCTGAAATATCCGTAACAGATATTGCAGTGATTCCTAATAATGATTTTAATAATATAGATTTAACAATAAGTTATATTTTAATAATATCATCAACACCCGACCAAGTAACAGTACAATTTAACTAATAATGGCTAACGAAGATAAAAACATATCATATTTAAATAAAGATTTTGGCTCTTTTAAAGCAGATTTACAACAATATGCCAAAACTTATTTTCCAACAACATACAATGACTTTTCAGAAGCTACCCCAGGTAATATGTTTATTGAGATGGCATCTTATGTTGGTGATGTTATGTCATTTTATTTAGATACTCAAGTACAAGAAAATTTCTTATTATACGCTAAGGAAAAAGAAAACCTATATGCACAAGCATATGTAATGGGTTATCGCCCTAAAGCATCTTATGCTTCAAATACTACAGTTGATGTATATCAATTAGTTCCTTCTATTACTAATGGGGGTATAACCTCACCAGATTATACCACTTATGGAGTAATAATACCAGCAAATACAACTCTTACTTCCACTTCAACAGGTGTTAAATTTTTAACAACACAACAAATAGATTTTACCGATACAGGTAGTACTGAAATTACTTTTGTAGATTCTAATAACTATTTATTTAAAAAATCAGTTCCTGCTATATCAGCAGAAATAAAAGAAACTACAATTAATGTAGGTTCAAATCAAAAATTTGCTACTGCAGTTGTTACTGATACTAATATATTACAAATATTAAATGTTACTGGTAGTGGTGGTAATCAGTGGTATGAAGTCCCTTATTTAGCCCAATCATCTATTTTTAAACCATTAGCTAACCCATCATATAATACAGATCAAGTTCCTTATTTATTACAATTACAAAGAGTTCCTAGACGTTTTGTTTCTAGAATATTATCTGATAATACATTGCAATTAGAATTTGGTGCTGGTTTATCAATCGATAAAACAGATTCTCAAATTATTCCAACACCAGGTAATATTCAAGCGGGTGCTGTGCCTGGTATTTCATTATTAACTAACAATTATAATGAAGCTGGTACTTTCTTTACTCAAGAATATGGATTAGTACCTAATGGTAGCTTAACAGTAAAATATTTAGTTGGTGGTGGAGTTACATCAAATGTACCTGCTAATGATTTAACCATTATAGATACATCAGGAGTAACTTTCCCTGGAGGTGGTGGTGGTTTAAATACTACTGTATTACAAAGTATAGTATCTTCAAACCCAAATCCTTCTTCAGGTGGTAGAAATGGAGATACAAGTGATGAAATTAGACAAAATGCTTTATATTCTTATTCAACTCAACTAAGAGCCGTAACTAAAGATGATTATATAGTAAGAGCATTATCAATGCCTTCTGATTATGGTACTGTATCTAAAGCTTATATTTCACAAGATTTATATTCTAATCCACAAGAAACAGTAGCTACAATTCAACAAAATAATCCATTAGCATTAGATTTGTATATTTTATCTTATAATAGTAGTAAACAACTAATATCTGCCCCTACAACATTAAAAGAAAATTTAATAACTTATCTTAACCAATACAGAATGGTTACTGATGCTATTAATATTAGAGATGCTTATTATATTAATATTGGACTTAATTTTGATATTATTACATTAAGTGGATATGCTAATAAGGATGTTTTAACATCATGTATTTCTGTATTACAAGATCATTTTAATATAGATAAATGGCAAATTAATCAACCAATAATTCTATCAGATATACAATCTAAACTTTTACAAATTAGAGGAGTACAATCTGTAGTTAAATTAGAAGTTATAAATAAACAAGGGGGTAATTATTCTCAATATGGATATGATATTGCAGGTGCAACTAAGAATGGAATTATTTATCCATCATTAGATCCTGCTATATTTGAAGTTAGATTTCCTAACACAGATATACAAGGTAGAGTAGTAGTAAGTTAAAAATTAAAAATATGAATTTAGACAAATTAAAAGGACACATTCCAGACACAGTAATAGCTCAAATTCCAGGAGTAGTAGAAAAATTTCAAATCAATACTCCATTACGTTTAGCTCATTTCTTAGCTCAATGTGGTCATGAATCAGGCGGTTTCCGTTTGACAAAAGAAAATTTAAACTATAGTGCTAAAGGCTTAATGGGTATCTTTAAAAAATATTTCCCAACTGAAGCACTAGCTAAACAATACGAACGTAAACCAGAAAAAATCGCTAATAAAGTGTATGGTGGTAGAATGGGCAATGGCCCTGAAGCGTCTGGTGACGGTGCTAAATTCTGTGGTCGTGGTTATATCCAATTAACTGGTAAAGATAACTATACAGCATTTGGTAAATCTATTAATGAAGACTTAACTAAAGACCCAACAGTAGTAGCAAGCAAATATGCTTTATTATCAGCTGCATGGTTCTTCAGTAAAAATGGTTTACATAAATTAGCAGATGGTGGTGCGACTGATGCAGTTGTTACACAAATTACTAAACGTGTAAATGGTGGTACAATTGGTTTAGCTGATCGTATTAAACATTTTAAAGAATACCACGCATTGCTTGCATAAAATAGTTTGGTACTTGCTATATTTATATGTAGTAATTACTAACTATGGCAGTTTATAAAATATTCCCTGAAAAAAGTGCTACTTTATATTCATTTTATCCAACATTAAACACGGGTATTGATGAAATATTAGAAGTTAGCACTTTTGAATCTATTAATGGTACTAATGAAGTATCACGAGCATTAATCAAATTCCCTTCTGCTCAAATCAGCGATATAATCGCCAATAGAGTTTCAAACAGTGCTTTTGATGTCTACCTAAAAGCCTCATTAGCTAACGCCTCAGAAATACCTCTAGACTATACTTTAGTTGTACACCCACTATCAGCTGATTGGAATCAGGGTACAGGCCGACTAGGCAACTCTCCAATTACAACTGATGGTGTTAGTTGGGAATATACTAATGAATTAGGTGGTACTTATTGGACACAAGGTAGTTTTGCATCTGGTACTACAGGTTCATATAGCACTAATGTTGGTGGTGGTACATGGTGGACAAGTTCCGCTTACCGATCAACACAATCATTTACATTTATTTCTACAAAAGATATTGAAACTAAAGTTTCTAACACTGTTAATGCTTGGTATAGTAGTTCTATTCCTAACTATGGATTTATATTAAAGCATAGTTCATCTATAGAATTTACTACTGCTTCTAAATTTGAAACAAAATATTTCTCATCAAATACTCATACTATCTATCCTCCGTGTTTGGAAATAAGATGGAATGATTATACATTTTCAAGCACATTAACTGTAGCTACGTCTAGTTATATAGTACCTACTTTGAATAATAACAAAGCAGAATATCAACAAGACTCAATACAACGTTTTAGAGTTGCTGTTAGAGATTTATATCCACCAACAACATTTAGAACTACGTTAAGTTTTGCTAATCAAAAATGTTTACCTACTTCTTCATATTGGTCAATAAAAGATTTGGATACTGAAGAAATTGTCGTAGATTATGACACAACATACACTAGAATTAGCTGTGATAATACTAGTAACTACTTTGATGTTTATATGAATGGATTAGAACCAGAACGATACTATAAAATTCTAATTAAATCTATTTTTCCAAATAAAGAAGTAGTAGTGTTTGATAAAGATTACATTTTTAAAGTTATAAGATAATGTCTCAAATACCAGTACAAAAAACTGTATTTAATAAAGATACATATTCCCGAGTTATTGATACTCAATTTAGCCAATTATTAAACCAAGGGGCTACTGAGGATACTTTGTCTTTTACTGTTGATGATTTTTTTCAACTATATGATGAATTATTTTATCAAATTCCAAAAGAAGGAGATACTAATTCACATCAATATATTTTACAACGTGAAGCTGATTA